TCGTTCTTTTTTGTTCATAGTTATTTATCCTTTATTATCCTTTACATTTAAATTAAATTAATTTATAAATCAAGTTATATTTTCAAATTATTGAAAATAAATTAAACATGAACAAAGGACAATGAAACATGAATAAATACATCGAACGTGCTGAGAAGTATATCGAGCGTGTACAAAGTGATGAATATCATGAATACGCGTGGTCTCATTTTCATAAAGGTAATAAATTTATATGGAATAAATGGGCGGGGCGTTTGCGATTTGTTGCGACCATTCTCAAGCCGTCTCTTTTTAAAAAGAAGTCGGAATTATTGGCGAACAATTGGCCAACTTATATCCGTGACGCCATAAAGACGGGGCTTGAAAGCCCGACGCCGTACCGAGTGATCCCCTATAAAAATGGTCGGGGCATCAAAAAAATTGAGTTTATTTAAATCAATTTAAAATAATCCAATCATTACTAAGGCGCCCTTAAACAAGGGCGCCTTTTTTTATGCGCGTGATCCGTGTACCTTGCGCGCTTGAATAGAGGTACCAATTCGACCCCAAAAATTGAGAGTACGAAGTACCGTACCCCCTTATTTAATAAAAAGGGATCCTAATATATGTATATATATGCTTGATTTATATTGTCAGACCCTGTAAAAAAGTTAATCAAACATCTTTAAAGGTGCAAAAAATTTTTTAAAAAATTTTTTCAAATGGATACAAAAAATATAGATATAAGTAAACTTCCTGCTGACGTTAGAAAAACTTTCAAACAACTGCAACTATTGCATGCTGAAAAGAAAATTAGAAACAAGGCTGAAAATGATTTCATGTCCTTTGTCAAATGTGTATGGCCAGATTTCGTAGAGGGGTCCCACCACAGGCACATTGCAGATAAGTTTAATAAACTAGCCAAGGGAGAAATAAATCGTTTAATCATTAACATGCCACCAAGGCATACTAAATCTGAATTTGCATCTTATCTTTTGCCAGCATGGATGGTTGGCCGTGATCCAAAGCTCAAGATTATTCAAGCAACACACACGGCAGAACTCGCAGTACGATTCGGTCGTAAAGCAAAAACATTGATCGATAGTGAAGATTATAAAAAAATTTTTAAAACAACTTTAAGAGAAGACTCACAGGCTGCAGGACGATGGGAAACGAACCAGGGTGGTGAATATTTTGCAGCGGGTGTTGGCGGAGCAATTACAGGTCGTGGTGCGGATTTATTAATTATTGACGACCCACACTCGGAACAAGATGCAATGTCCAAGGCATCACTTGAACGAGCGTATGAATGGTATACATCAGGTCCTCGTCAGCGTTTACAACCAGGCGGTAAAATTGTTTTGGTTATGACAAGATGGTCTACGAAAGATTTAACAGGAGCCTTGGTCAATAGACAAAAAGAAGATAAATCTGATCAATGGCACGTGGTCGAATTTCCAGCGATCTTGGACCATGAATCAAAGGATGCTGCACCTGTCTGGCCAGAGTATTGGAAACTAGAAGAACTTGAAAAAGTAAAAGCTGCACTACCTGTTACTAAATGGAATGCACAATGGATGCAACAACCAACTAGTGAAGAAGGTGCAATATTAAAACGAGAGTGGTGGCGAGAATATGAAAGCGATCACATTCCAACTTTGCACCATGTCATACAAAGTTATGATACCGCGTTTTTGAAAAAGGAAACAGCAGACTACTCTGCAATTACGACTTGGGGAATTTGGTATCCAAACGAAGACTCAGGTGCGAATTTAATTTTGCTTGATGCAATTAAAGGCAGGTACGAGTTTCCTGAACTAAGGCGTTTGGCTCTTGAACAATATCGCTATTGGAATCCTGAAACGGTGATTATTGAAGCGAAAGCTTCTGGTTTGCCATTGACTTATGAACTACGGAAAATGGACATTCCAGTAATGAACTTCACCCCATCTAAAGGAAACGATAAGCATGCCCGTGTAAATGCTGTTGCACCTTTATTTGAATCTGGTATGATATGGGCTCCTAAACAAAAGTTTGCGGAAGAGGTCATCGAAGAATGTGCAGCCTTTCCGTATGGGGATCATGATGACTTGGTCGACTCAACCACGCAAGCGATCATGAGATTTAGACAAGGTGGTTTGATTGATCATCCAGAAGATTATGTGGATGAAGTCAAAGAACAAAAGAAAAGGGTTTACTATTAATGAACTACGGCAAGAAGTACATGGCCAATGCTGACAAGGCAACCCAAGAAAAATTTAATAAGATTGTTGATGATTTAAGAATTGACATGTCATTAGAGTCTGCTGTTAGTGAAGCTCTAAGACAGATGAGAGAAATGAGACAAGGTAAAAAAGCTGGTGGTATGATTGACAAACCTTTAGGTTCAGGAGGAAAAAGATCTGGCCCGCCTCCAAAATCAGGACCTAATCCACAAGGCTTGAAAATTCCTTTAAAACAAGTTAAACTCTAAGATCGGAGAAATTTTAAATGGCAGACATAGATAAATCCCTTCCTAATGAAGTTCGAACTGAATTAGAACTACCTGCGGAAGAAGAAGTAACAGAACAAGAAGAGATTGTAGAAAAAGGTCCAGTCGAAGTAACACCAGAAGAAGATGGTGGTGCAACCATAGACTTTGAACCAGGAGCCATTAACATTCCTGGAACGGAAAATCATTTCGATAATCTTGCAGATATATTACCTGAAGATATTTTAGAACCAATCGGAAACGATATGGTTAACAACTACATGGATTATAAATCTTCCAGAAAAGATTGGGAGCAAACTTATATTCAAGGTTTAGATTTATTAGGTTTCAAATATGAAAATAGAACAGAACCTTTTCAAGGAGCAAGTGGTGCAACGCATCCTGTTCTAGCTGAAGCAGTTACACAATTTCAAGCACAAGCTTACAAAGAACTTTTACCTGCAGAAGGACCTGTCAGAACAGATGTAATCGGAGTTGACTCTCCACCTGCTCAACAACAAGCAACCAGGGTTAAAGATTACATGAACTATTTATTAATGGATCAAATGCAAGAGTACGAACCTGAGTTCGACCAAATGCTTTTCCATTTACCTTTAGCTGGATCAACTTTTAAAAAGATTTATTATGATCAGTTATTGGGCAGAGCAGTGAGTAAATTTATTCCTGCTGAGGATTTGATTGTTCCGTACACGGCTACCTCATTAGACGATGCGGAATCAATCATCCATGTTTTAAAAGTTTCTGAAAATGATTTAAGAAAACAACAAGTGAATGGTTTTTATTCAGACGTTGACCTTGGACCACCGAACACGGATCAAAAAGATGAACTCGAACAAAAAGAACGAGAGCTTGCTGGTACAAGAAAAACTGGCAAACAAGATGATGTTTACACATTATTAGAATGTCATGTAAATTTAGATCTTGAAGGTTTTGAAGATGTAGATGGTGAAGGCAATCAAACAGGAATTAAACTTCCATACATTGTAACTGTTGAAGAAGGTTCAAGACAAGTTTTATCTATTAAAAGAAACTATGCACCAGACGATATAAAGAAAACTAAAATTTCTTATTTTGTGCATTTTAAATTTTTACCAGGTTTAGGGTTTTATGGTTTTGGTTTAATTCACATGATTGGTGGATTAAGTAGAACTGCAACAACTGCATTAAGACAATTACTCGATGCAGGAACTTTATCAAACTTACCTGCAGGATTTAAACAACGTGGGGTTAGAGTTAGAGATGAAGCATCACCAATTCAACCAGGTGAGTTTAAAGATGTAGATGCACCAGGTGGAAATTTAAGAGAAGCCTTTTTCCCACTACCTTACAAGGAACCTTCTCAGACACTGTTGTCATTAATGGGAATTGTTGTAGGGGCTGGACAAAGATTTGCCGCTATCGCTGATATGCAAGTCGGAGATGGAAATCAACAGGCAGCGGTTGGTACTACAATTGCATTATTAGAACGTGGTTCAAGAGTCATGTCTGCAATCCATAAACGATTGTATGCTGCAATGAAAAAAGAATTTAAAATTTTAGGAAAAGTTATTGCTCAATACTTACCACCTGAATATCCATATGACGTGGTCGGTGGTGCAAGAACCATTAAGCAAACGGACTTTGATGATAGAATAGATATTATTCCAGTTGCAGATCCAAATATATTCTCAACATCACAAAGAATTACAATGGCGCAAACTGAATTACAACTTGCTCAATCGAATCCACAAATTCATAACTTGTATAATGCATATCGAAAAATGTATGAAGCAATCGGAGTAAAAGATATTAATCAAATTCTTCCTCCACCTGCTCCAATCCAACCTGTAGATCCAAGTGTCGAGCATATCAATGCAATATCAGGTAAACCTTTTCAAGCATTCCCGAATCAAGATCATAGAGCACACATCACAGCGCATTTAAACTTCATGTCAACCAACATGGTTAGAAATAATCCAATGATGATGGCTTCAATTCAAAAAAACATTTTAGAACACATAAGTTTAATGGCCCAAGAACAAGTGCAATTAGAATTTAGAGAACAAATAATGCAAATTCAAATGTTACAACAGCAAGCACCAACCAATCCACAAGCTGCACAGCAACTTCAACAGCTATCACAAGTGATTGAAGCTAGAAAAGCAGTGTTGATTGCTGAAATGACAGAAGATTACATGAAGGAAGAGAAGAAAATTACGTCACAATTTGATTCTGACCCACTATTGAAACTAAAATCTAGAGAAGTTGACCTAAGAGCAATGGAAAATGAACGTAAAAAACAAAATGATGAAGCTCAACAAGAAATTGCAAGAGCAAGATTGCTACAATCCAAAGATAATTTTGAAGATAAGCTAGAACAAAACGAAGATTTGGC